AATCTATGTTAGGCGATAGATACAGAGATGTTAGTTTTGAAACTACCGAAACAGGATTCAATCCAGTATTTGATAATACTCTATCAAGATGTCAGAGATATTGTGAAATAAGTGCAGAAGCATTACAAAAAGGTTATGGAATGTATATCTACGGAAACTCTGGATCTGGAAAGACACACTTAACAGCTTGTATGGCTAATATGCTAATGAAGCAATATAGAGAAGTATTATTTACTAACTTCTTTGAAATTAGTGCAGCCATTAGAAATAGTTTTAAAGGAAAGTCTACAGATACAGAGCAAAACATACTAAACATGATTGCTAACGTTGATTTCTTATTCCTAGACGATTTAGGAACAGAGAGAGTAAAGAAAGATAACGAAGATATGTGGTTACAAGAAAAGATATTCGAAGTAATCAATAAACGATACAACAACAAAAAGCCCACTATCTTTACAAGCAACTACTCATTGCAGGAGTTAGTTGAAGATAGAGGACTAATGCAAAAAACTGTTGATAGAATTATAGAACTTTCTACAGCAATAATCAAGCTAGAAGGCGAAAGTTATAGATTTAAAATGAGAAGTAATACTAAAGCACCATTCTAATAAATACAATGCCCTTCATGAAAGTGGAGGGCTAAGGAGGTAATAGATGATAGATTTAAGGAAGGGAGACTGTTTAGAAGTAATGAAAGACATTCCAGATAAAAGCGTAGATATGATTTTATGTGATTTGCCGTATGGAACAACAGCTTGTAAATGGGATAGTGTAATACCATTTAAACAATTATGGGAACAATATAATAGATTGATAAAAGACAATGGGGCAATAGTTTTATTTGGAAGTGAGCCATTTAGCAGTTATTTAAGAATGAGTAATATCAAAAATTATAAATATGATTGGGTATGGAGAAAGAGCAAGCCTACGAATTTTTTAAATTGCAAAAAACAACCCTTAAGGACGTTTGAAAACGTTATAGTGTTTTATAAAAAGCAACCAACGTATAATCCACAAGGGTTAATTAAAGGGGTATTTATTAATGATAGGCCGGCAAAAAGGAACAAAAGTAGCAACATTTATGGCAGCGAAAAAGGTTTTGGATATAGCGAATTTTCTAATTATCCAACAAATGAGTTGAATTTTAAAAATGGAAATAACAATAGGCTACACCCTACACAAAAGCCAGTAGAATTATTGGAATATCTTATAAAAACATACACCAACGAGGGCGAGACGGTGCTAGATAATTGTATGGGTTCTGGGAGTACAGGAATTGCTTGTAAGAATACAGGACGAAGCTTTATAGGAATTGAATTAGATCAATATTACTTTGATATAGCCAGAAATAGAATAATGGCAATTTAAAGGAGTAACAACATGAATCAGAGACAAATGGTACTACAATACATGAAAGACTACGGATCAATTACATATTATGAAGCTGTTGTAGAGCTAGGGATTCTACAATTTGGGGCGAGACTGAAAGAATTAAAAGAAGAAGGGTATACATTTACTTATGAATGGATAACAAAGAAGAATAGGCATAACAAGCCTATTAGATTCAAGAGATACAAACTAGGAGGAGAAGATGAAAGTTGTTTTTGAAATACCAGGTACTCCTTGTGGCAAAGGAAGGCCAAGATTAGGGAAATACAGAGTATATACACCAGACAAAACAAAAAATTATGAAGCACTATTAAAATACATATTCATCAACGAGTTCAGAGACTTTAAGCCATTTGAAGGAGCGTTAAGAGCTAAAATAACAGCTATATTTGAACCGGCTAAAAGCAATAGCAAAAAGAAAAATGCAATGTTGTTAAATGGGAAATACAACTACACTTCACGTCCTGATACCGATAATGTTGCAAAAATAGTATTAGACGGATTGAATAAGTTGGCTTATAAAGATGATGCTCAAATAACAAGGCTAGAGGTAGAAAAGAGTTACGGAGAACAGGCAAAAGTTATTGTAGAGCTTGAAGAAATTTAAAATACTATGTGAAGGAGCGAACACATGGAAGAAATGCGAAGTTTAATTGAAAACTATAACAGTAATCAAGAGAAGTTTGATAGATTACAAGCAAAGTTAATAAGACTACTAGACTATAACACTAAAATTACAGCTTCATACGGCCACAATGCCGGTGGAGGCAAAGGTAGTGTATCAAGTAAGGTAGAACGCCACGCATTAAAGATATACGATACAGAACAGCAACTTATGGCTATAGGCAATAGTCTTTCTATGGTGGATAATGCACAAAAGATTCTAACTGATAGAGAGAATGAAGTTATTGATCTAGTTAAGATATATAAAAATAAGCTAACGAAAATAGCAAAAGCAATCGGACGAGACAAGGCTTATGTTTTTAACGTCCGTAATAGAGCTATTAAGAAAATGGCTGATTATATAGGGAGGGAATAAATGATAGATTTAAGACAAGGCGATTGTTTGGGAATAATGAGAAGTATTGAAAATGAAAGCATTGATTTAATTGTTACAGATCCACCATATTTAATAAAATATAAAACTAATCGTAGAAAAAATAAACAACACGACTTCTGCAGTGAAATATTGAACGATGATAATTACAATTTAATAACTGAATACATAAAAGAATGTTTTAGAATATTAAAAAGAAATTCAGCAATGTATATATTTTGTAATTGTGATAGAGTTGATTTTTTTAAACAAGAATTAGAAAAAACAGGATTTAAAATCAAAAATATGATTATATGGGTTAAAAACAATTGGACTGCAGGAGATTTAAAAGCACAATTTGGAAAACAATATGAAATCATCTTTTTAGTTAATAAAGGTCGATGTTTATTTAATGGGAAAAGAATTACTGATGTATGGAATTTCAATAGAATTGCTGGGAATAAACAACTTCATCAAAATCAAAAACCAGTAGATTTATTAGAACAATGTATTTTGAAACATAGTAAAGAAAATGATATCGTTTTTGATGGTTTTATGGGTTCTGGAAGTACAGGGATTGCTTGTATAAACACAAATAGAAATTTTATAGGAATAGAATTAGACGAAAATTACTTTAACATAGCAAAAAATAGGATAGATAGTTGTAGCAAACAATTATCTTGTTTCTAAAACGAACAAAAATCGTTTTTAAGGAGTTTTAGGAGGTTAGGTATGGAATTATTAGTACAAATACTTTTAATAGCCGTAGGGGTGCTTCTCGTTCTTTCTATGGTGCTTACAAGAATGTATAACGAGGTAAAGAAAGAATACGAGGAATTGAAAGAAGGATTAGAAAAGAAAATAGATGATTGGAGTAAATAGGAGGTGGAATAATGAGTACTGTTGAATTACTTGGTGCATTTTTAATTTTGTCTGTAGGTATTTTAGTGATAATAGCAAAAGAATATATAGACTTGAAAAAACAATACAAGGAATTGCAAGAAGCGTATGGAGAGAAAATGAAAAAAGTATGTTATAGCAAAACTGAACATGACGAATGTACTATGGAAAAGTTAGCAAGGCAATTTAAAATAAAATATCAAGAGCAAGAATATCAATTAAAAGAGCTAGATAGAATGTTTAAAGGGTTATTATATAACTTTGGTAATTATGAAGTAGAAATAAGTGTAGAGGATATGGAAAAAGCAGCAAGAGGAAATATATACATAGATAGTTCTTATCTTACAAACACTAAGAGAGTGAAATTGCTTTTTAACGAAAACTACTTTGACACAAAAAAGGACTAGGATAATTTCCTAGTCTATTTTTATTGGACTAATAATTTTGTAAAAAGTATTATTAGCAGACGATATAATTCTATTCATGTTTTCGTCTTTAATAAGGATTTTTGTTGTATCTCCCAAAGTAACAACATTTAATACTTCATACTTCTTTCGATCAGAAAGGATAAAATCTCCTTTAATTAGAAATTGAGCCATAGATTCCATTTTCATTTTGTAACTCCCCTTTTAATAAATATTATAAGAATTATATTTTTAATACAAGAAAGACAGCCTAAACGCTGCCTTTAAATTATTACTTCATAATCGTAATCTGGTTCTATTGCTGTTGAATGTGTTGTTGTAAATCCATCAGACCATAAGCATTTATAAACCTCGCCCCAGATTTCACTTGGTTTAATCTCTAATACTTTAAATGTTTTGCCCCAATAACCACAATAATATGTTTTACCTAATTCGTATTTAGTTGCCTCTTTTAGTTTTAAGCCAGTTCTTCTTTCGACACGTTCTTTGTATCTCATTTTAACCAACTCCTTTGACTATAGTATAACATAATTACGACAGAATGTAATATTTTTAGCATTATTTGTACAATATTTAAAACAGAATTGACTTTATATTACATTATGTGGTATAATTCGGCTAGATTCATAGTCAGTTATATAACTCATGCCAATAACTGATTATAAACGTGTATCTATATCAACATACGGTTAAGCATTAGTCTATCGGCTAGTGCTTTTTTATTTTATAGGCACAACGTACGGAGGTGGATCATGACACCAGAAAAATTATATAAGAGATATAAAGATGAATTTTGCTATATGTGTACAAAAGAGAATGAGTGCCATATCACTATTGTTAATTGCAATGGAATTGTAGAAGCAAAATGTACAGGATATGTACAGAATGACTATTGTATGAAACATAAGTGTAATGGCTGCCAATATGAAGAGAAATGTTTTGGGGGTGGTAACAATGGCAAACGAGGAGAATCTAGTTTCTCTAGCTGACAGAACAACGGAAGAACGACGAGAGATAGCACGAAAAGCAGGTATTGCAAGTGGTAAGGCTAGAGCAGCCAGAAAGACATTGAAAGAAGAGTTACTAGCGTTACTAGAACAAGGAGATACACAAGAGCGTATTAGTTTAGCGTTACTTCAAAAAGCAATGAACGGAGATACAAAAGCGTTTGAGGTAATGAGAGATACAATAGGCGAAAAACCTAAAGACGAGATAGATTTAAAAGGTTCTATGACCTACGAGAAGGCGATTAGAGAAGTAGTTGATGAAGATGAATATTAACACTAAGAAATACATAGAAAAGTATATTAAAATCCGAAATAAAGAGGGTAGAATAGTAAATTTTAAACTAAACCTACCACAACAAAAGCTATATGATATTATCAAGAAACAGAAACAAGATAAGAAACCTGTTAGGATAATCATACTAAAAGCTAGACAAATGGGATTCAGTACATTAACAGAGAGCATTTTATTTAAAGATACGGTTACAAAGTTTAATAAAAGAACAGGTATTATCACTCACTTAGATACAGCTACAACAAACTTATTCAATATGAGTAAGCTAATGTTAGACAATTTGCCAGAAGAGTTAAAGCCAAGCGTAAAGAACAGTAACGCTAAGGAATTGATATTCGACAATGACGAAGGAACAGGATTAAAAAGCAAGATTAAGTGTATGACAGCAGGAACAAGTGGTGTAGGACGTTCAGACACGTTCGACAATTTACATTTATCAGAGTTGGCCTTTTGGCAAGGAGATGTAACAGCTACACTTACAGGACTATTTCAAGCAGTACCTAACTTGCCAGACACAATGATTATTATAGAGAGTACAGCAAATGGATATGAAAAGTTTAAAGAGTTATGGGATCAAGCCGTAAATGGCGACAATGATTTCATACCTCTTTTTGTTGCGTGGTTTGAACTACCAGAATACGCAATGCCTTATAGTGGCTTTAAGCTAACGAAAGAAGAAGAAGAGCTAAAGGAACTATACAACCTAACAAACGACCAATTAGAATGGCGTAGATGGTGTATAAGAAACAACTGTCAAAACGATATAGACCAATTTAAACAAGAATATCCAAGTAATCCAGAAGAGGCCTTTTTAAGTACAGGACAATGTATATTCAACAAAGAAGAGATTATTAAACGATTAAGACATATTCCGAAGCCAATTAAGCAAGGGTATTTTACTTATGATGAAGAAGCAGCACAAAGAAACATAATGACTAAAATTGAATGGGTAAACGATAAGAAAGGCTGTATTAAAATATATAAAATGCCTAATGTACCACAACACACTAAGTATGTACTAAGTGGAGATACAGCAGGAGATACATTAGGAGACGAGTTTTCAAGTGATGTAATAGACGCAAAGACGTTAGAACAAGCAGCAACGTTAGAGATGCAAACTGACGAGGATCTATATGCTAAACAGATGTATTGCTTAGGTAAGTTCTATAACTATGCTTTAATGGCCATAGAAACAAACTACAGTACACACCCTCAAAAGAAGCTAGAGGATTTTGATTATCCTAACTTCTACATAAGAGAAACTACAGACAGATACGATAAAGCAACGACAAAACAATATGGATTCAATACAAACAAGAAAACAAAACCATTAATACTAGCCAACTTAGTAGAATTGGTAAGAGAACACGTTGAGATATTTAACAATGAGAAAACATTAAGACAAATGCTAACAATGGTACGAAAAGAAAACGGAAAGCAAGAGGCAGAAGAAGGCTATCATGATGACAGAGTAATGTCGGCAGCTATTGGATATCATGCAGTAAGCCAAGTATCATTCGCACAAGAGCCAATTAATATATATCCTCACTTCAACTTTAAATTCGAGACACCAGATAGAGAAGATTGGGGAGAGACGATAGAGGTGGTTTAGTGATGAAAATGAAGTATTACATAAAAATAATAGTATGGGTAAGAGTACCAAAGTGTATAGCTTTTTCAAAATTAGGCTCATATTTTTGGACTAAGCAACGTTTTGGTTAGGAGTAATTATGAAGCAGATAAAACAAGATAAACTATGTTATACCTGTTATGGCTGCAACAGATTAGAGATAGACAACTTCAACGGAGTATATAGATGTGATAATTATATAAAAGGAGTGAGATGTAATGAAAAAGAAAGTATGGAGAGCAAAACATAAACAAGACAGCCAAGTAATACTTAACAAACTTGCAGATGAAATAGTAACAGAGATAGTAGAAGAAGCAAAACCAAAGAAAAGAGCTTCTAAAAAGAAGGAGGCTTAGTATGGAGACAATCATACTTGTATTGCTAATGGGTGGAATGAACCTATTAGCTTTTTTAATTGGTGCTAGAACAGCTCAGAAGGTCGATAAAGGCGAAGAAATAACATTGCCTAATATTAACCCTATGGACGTATATAGAAAGCGCGTAGAGCAACGTGAGAACGATGAGAAGCAAAAAGAACTAGAGACTAATATGTATAACATAAATAACTACACAGGAGATGCAACAGGACAAAAGGATTTTAACTAAGGAGGTGCATAAATGGACTTAGAAGAATTAAAACAAACCGATATATGGACTCTATACGAAAAAGGCCGTAATTATTGCCGTATGATTAATATGTACACAGATACAGATAAGAATTATCAATTCTACAATGGTGATCAATGGCAAGGAGTTAAGCTAAAAGGTATAGAGCCAGTACAATTAAACTTTATTAAAGCAGTTATTAAATACAAAGTAGGAACAATAAACAGTAATCTATGGAGTCCTAACTTTTCTAGTGAGAACTTTGAAAACAAGGAATTTAGAAAAGTTGCTGAAAAAACTTGTGAAATGCTAAACAAGAAAGCATTAAGAGTATGGGAGAAAGATACATTAGATTTAAAAGTAAGACAAGTAACAAAAGATGCAGCTATTAACGATGAAGGTATCATGTATGTAGATTATGACGAGGAAACACAATCGCCAATAAATGAAATCATAAGCAAGAACGATATATATTTTGGCAACGAAAACGACAGCAACTTACAAAGACAGCCATATATACTAATCAAACAAAGACTACCTGTTATAGAAGCACAGGAAATGGCCAGAAATGCAGGTGTAAGCGAAGAAAAACTTAAATGGATATTAGGAGACCAAGACACTTTTGAAAATAGTGG